AATATAGTTACCAGCATAAAGAGCTTTGCTTTGAGTTGGTTGCAAAGCAGCTGGTATTCCACTTGTAAAAGCCATTTTAAATGTTTTTTAAATTAGTTATTTATTCCATTTTATGCGCAATTTATTTGAAGAATCACTCTGTACAACTCTAACTTTGTTATCACTTTGTGGAATAACCGGATTATTAGTTCTTGGAGACATATCAATATTTTTAGACTTAGCAGCATTTTCTTTTATTGCATCGGCACGGCCTTGCTCATAAAAGTGATTTGCAATTTTATCTGCATTGTTTGCTGTAAATAAGGCTTTATGATAATCAGAAACTTTTTCCATATAACCTTCTTTATTTAAAAAAGGTTTAATAAAATTATTAATTGTAGAATGTGAATTTTTTATTTTTTCAGCATTATCAACTTTAAATCTGTATTTTTTTTCACCAACTTTAAAATCAAAACCTTTGAAATTATCTTTGAAAAACTTTTCAGATCTTGTTTGAAATACTTCATTTGCTTTTGTTGATTTTTCTTCAAACTTTTTTGCTTCATTATAAAACTCAAACGCTTCTTTATATTCTTCAGGTACTTCATTTTGTTTTCTTAACTTAAGATCACTATAGTATTTATCTTTAGAACTTGTAAAATGATTTTGAGCTTCAAATAATTTTTCTTTAAATGCAAGTTGTTTTGCTTTGACTTCTGCTTGTTCAGCAGTTTCTTCATCATAAGCAAATTCTTTTTGCATTAAAAAATTTATATCTTCATTGTTTAAATGAGGTTTTGTAGTCTTTAAATATTCATATACTAAAGATGTATTATCAAGTTTAGAATAATCTTTATTTAGATTAACATAATCTTCTAAAGATCCTCCAGTATCTTGCATAAAATCTACTAGCTTTTGAATATCTTCAGGGTATTCTTTTTTTTCTTCAACCTGTTTTGGTTTTTCTTCTACTATTTCTTCAGGTTGTTTTTCTTCTTTAATTTCTTCTTCAACTAACTCTAAGATTTCTTCTTTTTCTTCACTTTGTTCGGAAGGCTTTTCAGCTTCTTCTTGCTTGTTTTCTTCTTGAACTTCTTCGCTAGCTGTGGGTTCGTTGCGTACAGATACTTCATCTGCGCTTTGCTCTTGAACGGCATCTTTTTCTGTATTAGGAGGATTATCAACATTAACACGATATACACCGTCTTCTTGAAATCCATAATTAGAATTTACTTCACCGCTATCCACTGCTTCTTGCAGTACATTAGCTTCTTTTTCTTGTGTTGAAACTTCTTCTTTTGCTTCAACAGCTTTTACTTCAACTTGTTCTTCCATGATATAATATAATATAATAATTGATTATTTATTTTGCTTCAAACCTTGATAAATCAAATCCACCTAATACATCATTTCCTTTTGATTCAAATGATTGTTTTGGTTTTTCTGTTTTTGGTGGTCCCGCAATTGAACTTGCTGATATTTTTTTGTCAGCTATTTTTTCTTGTGTTTCAGATTGTTTATCAACTAATTCTTTTTGTGCTGATAATTCTAACTCTTTTAATTTAACATTTAAATCATATTCAAACTGCATTAACTGTTTTTTAGCTTCTGCTTCAAATTGTAATTTTTTAATTTCTAATTCATTTTCTGCAGTTGAAACTTGTATTGCTGTTTCTGATTTTAATTGTTGAGTTTGAGCTTTTGCTTTTTCAACTTCTATTTGTGCTTGACCTTGCGCTTCTGCTTGTGCAACCGCTGCTGCTTGTGAAGCTTGCTGGTCTGCAACTTGTTTTTTAAGTCTTCTAAATTTTAATAATTGATTGGCTAGTTTTATATTTCTAACCTCTCTAATATCAATTGCATCTTCTAAAAATATACTTTGTTGTGCAAGAGCAGCTTGTATATTATTTTCTAATGCTTGCTTTTCAATTTCATCGGGCTGTAAATCTAAAAATATTCCAAAGTCATGTAAATGTAAATTTTCAACTTCTTTTAATGAACCTACAGAAAATTGCCCTAATGCTGAAACAAAAGCATCTCGTGTTGGATGAAATTCTAATATGTCTTTAAATCTTAATGATATTCCTTCTGCTAATGTTTTTGTAATAAATAAACTTGATTCTAATATATGTCTAGTTGCAACATTACTATTAGCAGCAGCCATTTTCTGTACACCAACTAATGCTTTAGGATCCGGATCTGAGCCATCTCTTGCTTCATTTAATCCGGTTATATCACGTATCATTTGTAAATATTGATTATACGCGCCTATTAATAATTGTACTTGATTACCTCCACCACCTGGTAATTCTTGAATAGGTACTTTTCCTGGATTTGGATCACCTTCAACAGTTAATGATCTACCTATAATAGATCCTGTTTGAAAATACATGTTTAATGCTTCTTGTGGATTATAGCTAGTTCCATTACCTAAATCAATTTCAGCTAATCCATCTGCATCAATATATACACCTGAAGGTGTCATTCTTTGTATTGCTTGTTGTAATTTTAAATGTGTAAGTTGAATTAAATCAGCGTATGGTGTCATTTTTGAAACCAAAGAATCAATCTTACCTTTATATATTCTAGGAGCTGCAACTATATAATTCATTAATACTTTATTAGTATTTGAATGAGGTCGAATCATATTAGAGGCTTTCTGCCATTTTAATAATTTATTTGCACCTAATATATAAACACCTTCGTAAATTACTTCTTGTGCTTTTGCTACTCTTTGAAATCTAGTTCTTTTATCTTTAGGAGGATTAAAAGAATCATCTTTTTGTATTGCTTTTTCAGCACCTGATGAAATTTCTTTTATTTTATATACATTATTTTCCCACGTTTTCCAGTTAAAATAAAGCATATTAACACTATTACTATTATAATCATCTGTATCTTCTACATTATAATTATTTGAATAGTTACTCCATCCTCCACTTTTATTACTTAAATCACTTATATCTTCGTCAGATAAACTTGGAAATTGTTTTTTTAACTCATTTACTCTGGCTGATTTTATTTCACCAAAATAATAACAATCTTTAAAATAAGGATCTTCTGTATATGACCAAATTAAATTAGCAGGATCTACATAGTCTAATTTTATACCATCGGTATTATTAAAAGAATGTTTAGCTGCTCCAATACCAAGAACAGCTATATCATAATCTACTCTAGATCTTGTATATTCATATTTATTTTGATTGAATATATTATCAATAGCTTGTTCCTGTGCAATTTCAATTCCTTGCTTGTAATTTAATTGCATGAATAAATCTAGTTCTTCGCTAGATCCAGGTAAACTTTCTTTTTCAATATTTCTTACATTAGTACCTAACTCAGCTTCAATTACATCAAGCATTTCATTTGTATTCATATCTCTTTGAATACCTTCAACATATGCTGTTCTTTTACCTGTAGATATTGGATCTTCACCTATAGCTCTTATACTATATATTCTATCTTGCATACCGTTTACTACAATATCAATAAACTTTGGTATAATAGGAACTGGTTTCCAATCTAAATTTAAATATGATAAATCACCATTAATAGCAAATTCATCTTTATATTTTCTTATTGATTGTTCACCTCTAGCATATAAACGTAACCTATGAAACTCATCTCTTAAGGCATAGTATCGTCCTTGAGAGCCACGTCCTGAATTAAACCACTCTTGTTCAATGGCTTTTGCAACCTGCGTACCATATTCAACAGATTTTTTTTCTGCGTCAGACACCGCCTGACTCGGAAACTGTGAGTAGCTTTTTTTAATTTTTGCCATACTTATTTAATTAGTATACTTCTATGTCCTTCATTCTTATATCTAGAGAATGAAAAATTAAGTTTTTTTGTTGATCGTTCTTGTCTTGGTCTATATAAATGTTTTCTACAAGCCATTATTGCTAAACCACTGCTAATGGATGCATCATAAGCTGTACGTTTTGATATATCAAACTTTGCCCAGTCCTCAAGAGTTCTTTGAAAATGCATATTTCCAAATCTTTCTCCTAAGTTTCCCACATTTTCTTCTATGTAAGATTCAATCGCAGCTGCATGAGCTTGTCTTATATCTTCTGATGTATTAGGTATACCACCTAATTCTAGTTCTGTTTTTGATAAAGCTCCTTTTAATTTATCAGGACGGTTCATAGAGAAACCTCTATAACCTCTTCTTTTAAAATGATATAATAATCTTGGTTTATTATTTTCTGCAAGTATTGACATACCATAAAATACACAAGCCATCAGTACATCTTCAAAAAATATTTCGGCTGTTTGAGGTCTAGCTACATATTCTAAAAAGAACTTACTTGATGGAAAGTCTTCGCTCATAGAAAATGTAGTTAATCCGTGTAATGCACCATTTGATCCACCGCCGCCAACCGTTCCTGATATATCATATGAATCACATCCAAAATAACCATACCCTTCATTGCCAGGATATTTTATACCATTTTTTTCAATTATATTATTTCTTAAGTTATCTTTTGGTATCCAACTTAATAAAAACCTACCGTTTCTATTTGGTGTCCAAATAACTTCTGTATCTTTAATTCCATTTTTCCAAGAAAAGCTACCTTTAACAACATAGCCCTTCATTGCCATTTCTTCATTATGATCTATCTGTTCATATATTTTTGTAAGATTAAATAAAGAGTTTAAAGTTTCATCTCTAAATGCATGCTTTTCGGATCTTGGAAATTGTCTATAGTATTCGTTTAAAGCGTCGGCGTCGTTTCGTAATCCTTCAACTTCGTTTTCCCAATGTTCAATGACTCCCGTATGTATTTTCTGTCCATCAATTCCTTCAACCGCTTCAAGTGGAGTGGTGAAGACAGGATACCCATACTTATTGATAAATCCTTCGTATCCCCATTCCATAGGTATGAACAAAGAATATAATCCACTTGCAGTCTGGCCATTTTTATTTCGTGCAGTAACGTCTGAGTCATAGTATAATTTTTTAAAGTTATCACCACCTTTGTCAAGTGAGTTAGATGTTGAACCCATCATACATTTACCAACTATTCTTGCACCTAATCTTAAACAGGTTTTTGTAACTCTCCAGTTGTTTAATATATTATCAGGTCTTTCCCATTTACCAGATTCATCGTGAACTAATAATATTAACTTTTCACCGTCATAACTATTATCACCTGTATTTTTCCAGTCTATTGTTGTATCGAGCCCCTGCCCGGTAAAGTCCTCTTCGGATTCCTTAAAGGAATTTCTGGTAAGCCTCCTTGAGGGTACCTTATACGATAATTCCGTTTTGGGGCGTTCCATTCCATCCTGTATGGGTTTGAAGAAGAAAGGGTAGTTGGTAGATATTGGTACCACCTTGTCTGTAAACATTTTCTTAGCGTCGGATCCGGTTTTAGATAAAATTCCAAATCTCGAATCTCTTGATGTTGTAGCAACATTAACAGTTTCTGATGACGCCATAAAGCTAAACCCAGAGCGTCTATTTTTAAGATAGCACATTCCGTAACATCTGTAATCAGCCTTACACGCTTCCCAGAAGTAATAAAAGATTCTATTTGCGTGTCTGAATTCTGGGGCACCCACGTCGATTTTCGTCCAGTTGAGATACATATAGTGCGATCCTGTAATGTAACATGGCTCCCCGTTGCACATGAACCAGTAACCATCATTACGCCTATTAAACTCAGTATCAATATATTTATAATATTGCTCTTTAGTTTTTTCAGGGTGGTGTTTAAATTCATGTACTGTTTTTATTTTATTTAAAGATTCAGGTCTTTCCTTTCTTATAAATACTTGATCTTGTTTTTTTAATTCTTGACCACTTATTTTTTTAGGAGTTTGAGGTATTGCTACCTTAAGACCTTGTATTTCGTATATCTCACCAATTGTACCGTCTTTGCTAATTACAACACAGTCAAGTTCTTCGTTATAACCGTATTCGTATTTTTTATATTTATTATTTTTTTTTACTTTTTTAGTATCAACGTGGTCTATAATTATATTGTAGAGTGATTGTTTATACATTATTTTATTCTATCTTCAACACCTAAAAATTTTACAGACTCTTTTTTATCTTGCTTTACTTCTGAAAGCTCTTCTATCTTTTCTATTATTTTAAATGAATCTTCTATTGCAACCCATTTTGCTTGTGCTGCTATTTTTGCTTTTTCAGGTTCTAATTCAACTAAATCTATTTTTTGTCTTATAACCTTATCAAGTTCAATTAATGCAACTTCAGATGCTTCAATTACTTTTTTTCGTCGATCCATAATGTATTGTAATTTGATTTGATAAAACTCTATATAATTTTTCTCCTTCTATATTAAATTCGTATTCTGAATCAGGAGTAAAGCCCACCACAGCTCCTTTAGATAATCCTAACGCTTTTAAACGCTTGTTGCTATACACAAGCTCACCAATTAATTTTTGTTCTCTTAAAACGCTCCATTTTGAGTCGTCTTTTATTGGCTTTACAAAGCAATATTTATCAACACAACGCCATTTATTTTTTCTTTTAAAAGCATATATTTGATCTGGTGAAACTATAAATGTACTTTCATCAATAAGACTTGATGAATTTTTTTCCTTACCTCTTATATCAATCCACCTTCTAAATACATTGTGATGTAATATTACTTCATCACCCTTTTTTATAGAAGTATCATTTGTTATAGGTACTGAAACAACTTTACCAATTCTATTAGTATACATATAGTCACGCTCTGTAATTTCTGTATTAAGTATTAGCTCTTTGTCTTCTAATTGTTTAGAGTTATTATATCTTTTATCAGAATATATAATAAAATTATAAATTGACCTCATTAATAGTCTAAATTGTATTCTACAGAAACCGCCATGTTTTTATTAAAGTGTTTCCAAGGTAATACTTCATCTTGTTTTTTTATAAATATATTATATGTACCATCTTCTTCAAGTATATCAGAAATAGTATGGCCACCATATACTTCTTGACCAACAGAATAATGCATTGCTTCATTCTTATAATCTTGGCCTATTGATATTTTTCTAATTAATTTCATTTTAATATGTCCAGATTGTTGTATCAGGAGCGTCAGGATAACCTATGCCTACATGTACAAAATTGTTTTTTCTACTTATACCTATTCTTCTAAATCCAACTTCAATTGCTGCTTTAACTAATTTAAATGTAGCTTCACCTCCAACGCATGCAATATCAACTGCAGCACCGTAAGCGTGTTCACCTGGACTGGATTTTTTAGCTTCTATAGGATGTTCTGGACTTCTATATGTAGATGTTAGTTTGATTGGATAACCATAAGCTTCTCTTAGGTCATCTAACATGCCTAAAAGCTTTTCATCCATCATTTCAAAATTACTAAATTCAGATTCATTAAAATATTTCATTGTATTATTCTTTAACTTTTTTAATTATCATTAAAATTGTATAAACTATAGTTAACAGTAAAACTATAGTCTGCAATATAGGATTTAAATCTG